ATGCTCGTCTCTAATTGGAGTAAGACCTAGCATTTGAGTAAACGCACTGTAGAACAATCCTAGACTATGTGGATACTTAGCCGACCATACTTTCTTCATTTCACCGTATCTAGCTTCCCAAATAGTTGCACATTCAAACTCGCCGATTGCATCTAATACTACAACAGCACAATGGTTAAATGGACTTGTGTAGTAGCCAGCGGCAGCATGACTGGCATGATGCGGAGTATATGTCAACGGGGCGTAATCTAATCTTGCTCGCTTGAGATATCTGCTGGGCAGTGACGACATGTCAAAGGCTGTCTTATACTGCTCAGCTTTAATCTGTCGTGCTTTCTTAAGCCACGGATTTTCATACCAGAAGATACGATCGGGACTTCCGTAGTCCAGGGCCTTACGAATTATATCACTGGGAATTTCTTCTTCAGTAGATGATATAGTGTTTGATTGATATACGCCGTCTTTAAACACAGCAAGGCTTGAGCCGTGATTAAGTGCGTTAATGCCCCATTGTATCATACTATTATATCTATTCCTTTGTTCTTCTCTGGGTAATCAAATTCTTTACCTTTCGAATTATAATAGGTGTAGCTAACTTCACTCACAGACACTTTATTTCCCTGTTCGATATATCTTACATTAGTTACAACTGTATTACCATTATTGGTAGTAACGGTATTAAAATTACTAAGAATTTTACCAATAGCAATGTTATTATCTATTGTGCTCATTTGTAGATAAACGGATCCGCTTTACGTAACTGCTCGAGGCGCTTTTTATATGCCTGCTGTTCTTTATACTTTGTCCATGGGCGCATTAAAAATTCAATTATTTTTTTCATTTTCTTCCTTTGGAAACCACTTCTTTGCACGTAGTTGTATCTTCAACGTGTTTGATTCTTTTGCTGTTATAATTAGGTATAACGTGGCCAGCTTGCCTATTTTTATAACTGCATCGTTAATATCTTTAATACCATCGGGCCATTCAGGCATGCTGATAGACCATCCGTATTCTAACGCTTGCTCTACTGTCTGCTGACCTGCTTTATCTCTATCAGGGACTAGGATAATTTCTTTACCTAGCTGATGTAGCAGCCAATTTTGACTTTCTTTAATCTCTGCACCTAGTAGCGCACATCCATCAATACTTAGCGCATCAAACGGACCTTCTGAAACAATCACGAATTGTCGATTGTTAGATTGTCTATCAAGATTAAACACATACCCGGGCTGTTGCTCACTTAGGTATTTAGGTTGGGCATCGTTAATTGCACGAGCAGTCCAGCCAACAACTTTGCCGTCTTTAAAAAACGGAATGATAACTCTATTCTTAAAACCTACTTTGTTAGTCCAGTAGTAAGGATAGCCATACGGATCTAACGCTCTAATGTTTCTTAGATAACAAAATATATTGATGAGTGATTGATCGGCATTTTCCCAACCTTGTAGCTCAATCCAATTACTCCAGTCTTCTAAACTTTTAGAGTCTAATGGTAATGCACGTTCTTCAAACTTTGGAATTATATTTGTGGGGCTTGCTGCCTGCTCTTCGCTGGTCTTTAGTGCTTCAAATATAATTTTATTGATAGTGTCATCTGATACATGCAGCCAGCGTAAGAAGTTTTTTAGATTCTTACTAACGTGTCTGCCGGGTTGCCAACTACATTTGAATCCGCAGTTAAAGCAGTGATAGCTTACAGCATTTCCACCATTTACAATAAATCCACCACGTTGTCTTGTATCGGGTGCTTCGCCTTTATGAACACAGCAGGGCGCATTAAAACTTATCCAACCACTAGGTGTTTGTTTTCGTTTTGCAGGTAAGTGTGCTAATAACGTGTCTATAATAAGGCTCATACCCTATTATAACATTATACGATTACTTTGTCTACACTTCCGGCTGATTTTGTAAAAGTAATTCGAACATACGCATATTGTCCAATTGGAAAATCTGCAAATACAATATCGGCGTTGCGGGCTGAATCAAATACCTGTGTTGCCTTGATTGAATTTTTAAATGCTTCGGTGGCAATGGTAGTTTGAGTTGTTGCTTCTAAGTGGACAGTTCCAATAAAGTCTGTTACTTTAACTGTTACATCGATAGTGGCAGTTGGAACTGCCTCGTAAAATTTAGTAGGAATAGCACTAGAATGATAGTTATGGATTGCGTTCTGTGTTGACCCGTTGCCTGTGAGTTCACCGTGGAATGTAGTATATTCAACAGGATCTCTAAAGGTTGGCATTGCGCTGCCAACTAGTTCCATCTTACCCACTGCACCAAATCGTGTGTCACCGTAGAGCATAACATCACGCCCGTCCTTGGATCCGTTCACACTAAATGATAAAAACTGGTCTGTTAGATCCACTAGATCTTCAAACGGGATAGTAACTGCGGCTAATCCCTTATGAGTTGTTTGACTTAACGGAGTAACAGTATAAGGACTGTTAGGCAATGCTTGCCCACTAACATCCATAATGTGCATCTCTATACCGGCTAGGGTTGATAAATCAATACGCTTCTGATCTGCGTTTTTGATATCGAATTCGATAGTATTATCGATACCGTTATAAATTTTTATGTTTCTCTGATACACGTTTGTATACTCCACTGGAAAGCCTGCCAGATCAGCTAATAGCTCGAATCTATTTGGATATAAATATGTTGAGATTTTTTGCATACCTGTCAGGACCTTTATTATATATTTATGGCAAAACTAAGAGATAACATAGAAGAAAAATTACCGTTTATCAGTGTGATAAACTATGGTGAGGATGAATACGTAGGTATCATCATCAATCAGGATCAGTTCGTAACTAGCTTCTACGACCTTAACGCTATTAAGACAGCTGAAGAACAGCAGGTATTTTTAGAAATAGGCGAAGTTTGGTGGTGGGAATCAAACCGTCAGTTTCCAATTAGTATTTTTTGCAGGGAACAGATTCAACCCTTTCACTATGCAATTAAGACTTTTAACAGTAAGGATGCCCGTGTAATACTAGGCCCAACTGTAAACTTAATGAATCTTACCCTAAAGCGAGTAAAACGTAAGAGTGTGCAGTTAGTGCGTAGAAGTAGATAACTGCTCGCAGATTAAATTCATTTGAACTACGATAGCAGCCGCATACGCAACGGCATGTGCTTTCTTAAAGAAATACTCATCACCGTCGGGTTTTACCCATACTTCGGCCGCTACAGTCTTCCAATCTTTCCCTATTAGATATCGCTTTGCTGGCCGGATCACTGCTAATACCGCAGCCAGTTGTTCGATGCTCTGCGGCTTCATTTCTCTCAAGATTGATCCGTGCCCGTTCACGTGAAACAGTTTTTCCGTAAAGTCGTCTTCTAATAATAGGCTCCATATCGGTTGAGTCTCCATAAGTTCAGTAAGATGTTCTTCGTTTCTTACTCCTTTATAAATGCTAACATTGAGAAAGTCTATTTTAAAATAGCCTCTTTCTTCTGCTTGTTTATAATCAATAGTGCTTAGTCCAGTAAATGGATTATGCGGGATAGAATGACAATATACGCCAGTGTTGTGCTTTTTAAAAGTGCCATTATCTTCAATCAAAGCAACTACATGCTCGAGCTTTTCAAGAGCTTGTGTTCGGTCTAAGAAGTCAATATCAATATCAGGCATTGCGTCTCTCTTGTCGAGTCCATTGACTGTATTGTTCAACACTATTAGAACCTCGGTAATGTTCGCCAGTTTCTAAATCAATTAGCAACCACTTCTCGGGAACTTTAGTTTTAATTTCCAATACGATTGGAAAATCTAGTTCTGTTACTTCAGTTTCGTCTTTTAGTTTACGTGTTTTCATATTTTAGATTCTCTTACAATTTGTTTAACTAGTTCTACATCTGTAGGATTCTTTTTAAATTTATGAACCCAAAACTGCGGATCAATTTGCACAGCAACAGTTTCTAATTGTTCGTCACTTAATGTCGACAATAACTTTTTGCCATTGGTGCTATTCAAAATAACCCACGGACTTATTTTTCCATCTTTAATGTCGTGCGTTGCTCTATTTGGGTTAACATATAAGAAATAATGATTCCATTGTGCTTTATTATCGTCGCCCCATTTAATCATGTGCTTGATTGTTCTGTCTAGTGCGGTCTCTACTGTTTCAACTTTAATTAAGTCAATTACATATTTGTCATACAGTTCATCCCTGCACCAGTGATCTAACTTAACACCACTAGTAACTACATAGTCAATAAATCTATCAGGATACAACGGATTAACATTACTAACAAAACTGCCAAACTTAACAAACGCATTATAGTATGGACTATGTGCAAAGTCATCGTATGTCTTGAGAACTTTTAACTTTTGTGTGCGTTGATAGAATCTGTTATATGCATCATATCCCATCTGAACATGTTTTTCAGTCTTAGCAAGTGCCCTTCGTTTTTGCTCACAGATATGCACAAACAAAGTTTTTTCTTTCATAAACTTTGTGCCGCAATGCTCACAGTGATAAGGTTTGTCTACTACTGCCAATTTTAACATATCATTTAAATTTAGCGGCAATCTCAGATTCTGACATGCCGTATTGTCTACACAAGTCTTTGACATCTTTGTCTGTCATTAACTTACTCATTAGGTGCAGTTCGTCTGCTTTTCTATCCGGGTAAAACTGTTCAAGTATTCTAGTCTTTTTATTAGCTGGTGCTTTCTTATGTCCGATCCACTCGTGAAACATAATCTTCTTACTGTCATGCGAGCATATAGCTAGTAGTTGCCAAAGAAGTTTAGGGTGCTTGCTCAACGAGTAAAAGTGTTTATTATAATACTCGTTAGTCGCTAATACAAAGTGTTCTTGAAGTTCTCTGTTGCTAGTCCTTACAGAACTCATATATCGATTCAATAGAAAGAATGCAATACCCTTTCGTTGTTCAGCAGTGAGTTCATCCCACACTTCCTTAGCGCCACAGTCAAGGGCGCCCAAGATATCTTTAAGTTCTAGTTTATCACTCATTTTTTGGCACTAACCTTGCATCGAATGCTACAACTGTCCTATGTCCAATGCCTTTCCACGGATACACGGTATGTGGTAAGTGACTTGGGAACACAATAATTGTGCCGGGTTCGGGAGTATATTTCCATGTATCACTCATCATGAATCGTGTAACATCTCTAGTATGCGGTAACCGGAATAGCACTTGCCCGTCACTAGGATTACTGTTGTCTTGCAATTCAGGAGCACTTATGTAGATGTTACCGCTGATGTTACCAACAGGGTGTGTATGCATTTCTTGATAGTCGCCGGGACCTTGTCGAATAGTCCATATACTGGCAACAACAGGCTTACACATTCTTAAATCTTCAGTGCCAGACTGTTGAGCAATTAGTTCCATGTATCCGTTACATGCGGTCTCAATCCATTTAACTAACCAGCTAACATCTAGATCTAGCTTGTTAGGATAGACTTGAATCTGCTGGCCTCCACGTATACTAATTAGCGGGCCGCCTGCATCGTTTAGGTCAGGCTGGCTGTGTAAATTTTCCACTAGATTAAACATCTTGCTAAACTCAACCGGCGGAACATTATCAACTGCAATCACTGTTGGTTGAAAATAAGCTACTTTCATATTTTTTCCTTACTTAACTTGTATATCATTATAGCACGATCCAAGGCCTTTTGTAAAGTGATATTGGTTTTCGCCATTCGATGTATTTCACCCCACATCTTACTTTCCATCATGTGATCGTGCAATGGGCGACCATCACTGGTTCTAGTATCTAGCGGTCTGTGACTGTCAGTTACTGGATCATAAGTTGGACCCATTCCATGCATATAGTCGTATCCTACTACGTGGCGAGTTTCTGGTGGTGCGCCCATTTCTCTAGCGTAGGTCACACCACCAGCCTTTTCATAAACATAAGTTGCACCCGGCTTAAGGTTGCCCATTGCTAGCCCGTGCAATAAAATTAAAATTAACTACTATGCGCGGCTCACTGCTAGTTGGGCAACTGCCTGCATGATATGTTTTACCATCAAATATAATCATTCTTCCACGTTTCGGTGGCACACGCTGGGTTTCAGTATATACACCGTCAACCTTAGAAAATATAACAGTATCCCCGTCACTGTCGCCTGTATAGTAAACACACGTAATTAAATTGTCCGGTGGTTCAGTAAAATCAACGTGTGCTTTGCCGTATGAGTTAACTGGACGATTGGGGTCAGAAACAGTCATACTAGCCTTGATCATTAACAACTTTTCTATTTCAATAGGGATAGCAGATAGTAGTGGCACAAACAGTGGGAAAGATTGATTTACGTGATGTGGATCATCAAGGTATATCAAATGCACAAACTGTTTATAATTAAAGGAGTCCGGTGCACCGACTCCCGGTGGCTCGTATTGCTTGTTGGCATTAACGTAGTTCCACGGGATCGGACTTGTTGTAAAGTATGTTTCTAAATCAATTTGATTTTCTACAGAGATAACATCGTCGGCAATAATAACAGGTGGTAACATATCATAAAATCCTATCTAGTTGAATAATTTCGCTTTGTCTACTAATCTCTTTAACAAAGTATGCACAGTTTGGTTTAGGTTCGCTGTTTAATGGCGTTGCTAGTAGCTGTCCATTTTTCATCTTTGGAAAATACCATTTAACATCGCTGTAGAAATTTACAATTTCAATCTTTTTAAACTCGACTCTAAAACTGCTAAGTGGATTAAAAATCAATGCTTCGAACCCACGATCATTTAAACTTGTTAGCGGCAACACTTCGATGTCACATGCACTTGAACTATCACCGACTGCAATACTCCAGTCAATAGGCATTGTAACTTCGTCATTGCCGATTCTTAACACCATTGCTGGCGCATTGAATGATTCTAAAAATACTAGCGGCATAAAAAAGAAGTCGGGCTCCTTCGGATCACTATTATCCAATACCGCAAATCTAGTGTTTTCATCTACCTCATCTGGTAAATTGTTTAGCGAGAATAGCTCGTTATCTAATGTTAAAATTTGCATTATCCTATTTGTGCCAGTCGATCTTTTCAATTGTGAAAGGATACTTAGCTTCCTTGTAAAATTTCTTTCTTTCAGTAAGATGCCGTTTTGCATACTTACATGTGGATGTTAAGTCCCAGATTTGAACAAAGTCTTTATCCGCTGCCTTTCGAATTCCGCGTCCAATACTTTGGATAACGCGAACGAAACTTTTGCCGGGCTCCAACAACACAAGGTTAAAAATCCTAGGTATGTTAATGCCAACAGCCGCAACACCAAAAGTTGCCACAATAATTTTATTGTCGCTTGTTCTAATCTCATCGTATTCCTCTTTTCGGTCTTTTGTCTTTACCTCTCCTGAGATAAACACAGCACCTTCAAGTTCGTTTATTAAAAATTTGCCTGAATCAATTCTATTAACTAGAACTAATGTATTGCCTGTTTCTGATATTTTTTTAATTAGTTTGCTGATATAAATCATTCTATCATCGTCTGTAACTAGATATTTTAGTTCTTCTGCATAGCTACTAAACTCTGGAAGATCAATTAGTTGTGCAACGTTAACGTGACAGTTTGACAACACACCCCTATCTTGAAGTTCGTGGGCTTTGATGCCGCCGACAACAGGACCTATGCTAGCAAAGATGCTTTCACTTTCAAACTTTTCCTTAGGAACAGTTCCAGTTAGGCCCCAGCGTATACACGCATTATGTAGATTTTGTGTCAGCAAGTTTTTAAGAACTTCTGCCTTAGCCATATGAACTTCATCAACAATGACAGCTCTAACACCGTCAAGGAATTCAGCAAGCGTGACAATGTCGTGCTCGTGATTCTTTGATTTCTTGTCAAGGATGTTAAGTGATTGCCATGTGCAAATTGTATGTGTCTTTTTAAGATCTTTGCGATCCCCGTAATAAACACCTACGTCTAATCCAACATTAATAAAGTCTTCTTCTGTTTGTTCTACTAATGATTTATTAGGAACAATAGTAATAGTGCGACCTAATGGTTCGCATAGTTGACTTAATGTTGCAGTTGTAATAGTCTTTCCTGCACCAGTTGCAATCTCTTGCAAACTTTGAGGATTTTCTAAAAATGTATTAATTGCTTCAACTTGATAGTCGCGCAACATAATAGGCTTGCCTTCGTCAGGATGCCCCTTAGGCCATACCTTACCTTGGTCTGCCCAGTAGTTTTCATTTACTGGTGCAAAATTAAATTTAGTTACAGCTCTGTTGTCAACTAAGTCGTCAACTCTAATACCAAGCCCGTCAAGGATAGGCAGAATCTTATCTAGTTGATTTAAGTAGCCTGTGCCGCCTAATCCAAATAAACTAACCATTCCGTCCCATCGACCTAATTTAAATGCCGGATGATAACGTGCATATGGGATTTCATATTTGAAAGAATTTGCTAATTTTTTCCTAGCGTCTAGGGGCAAATTCTCAAATTTGATATTTACTTCATCTTGTATAACTAATCTTACGGACATAAGTTTGTTCTAAATTCCATTAATGATTCAGTGTGATTGTATGATATAATTAGGTCACAGCAGTTAGCATACACTGAAGTTTTACTATGACGTAGTGAAGTCCCAAGGGCAATAACAGCCATTGGTTTCCATGTATTTTTTATGAAGAACTTTGGAATTTTTCCATTGGTTACACATGCTACTAGAGTCTGATCGTCTAATGGTTTATTATACTTTCTTTCAGCAATAAGTGCATTAAATTCTTTTCCAACTTCGTCGTTGTCTAATCTGAAGTAAATCCCAACACCCTCAGAAATTCCACACTTTTTCAAGGCCTCGTCTAATTTTTTCAGATTTTCTAAGGACTTAGGTTGTAGGTGACTTTCCATCACTACTAGGATTGGCATCCTTTTTAAATTTGTTAGTTCGTCGATAACATCTGACAACTCAGTAGTTGTTGAGTTAATCCACACTCTCGGACTGGTTCGCAACGAGATAGAATTTTTCAGGTTTTTTTCAGGTTTTTCTGAGGTATTAATAATGTATTGATATCGCATACTCCGGTCCTGCACCACCGACAAATTATTATCAGATAGACTACCGATGTCATTGGTTAACTCTTTATACAGTGGAGTGTCTAGTAAATTTTCAGTAAAGTATCGACTTTGAATTTCTTCAATTTTCCATGATTTTATGGTATCATAGTGGTTTTTTAGATCAGCTGAAATTTCAAATCCTTGCGGGCCAAGTGTGTCTACTACTAGCACAATATTTTTCTCAGTAAGGTTAGTTAGGAACACTCTACCGTTAACTGACGTAGTTGACCCGTCTAGATCTTTATGTAAATTATTGACAATTTTTCGTAAATTTGCGTTATTTGCAAATTCTATGTAAATTACTAAATCGCCACTACGTGTCTTACCTATAAACAATTTCTTTGTTTGGTCGACTGGTCTAAACGGGTAAGACCATAATGGTAATGCAAGGGATGCATCTATTAGATCTGCGACTATTACTAAGTGCGGTTTGTTTTCATTCAGAATTTTCACCAAAAGTCGGCCTTGGCTTTCTGTAATAAAATTTGGGCCAGAGATTACAGTGCAGAGGCTCTTTAGAATTTTAACATCCTTTGCCGGCATTAACTTCGGCAAGTTATTAAATCCTCTTTTTTCAATTTCTAGTAGTAGTGCATCAACGTTCATAAAGTTATTATACAGTCTTTATTATCAAAGGTCAAATATTTGACAAAAAAATAGGCCTCAATATTATTTAAGGCCTATCGTAAGATTTTTGAGCAAATCAGTTTATAGCGTAGCATCTTCCATGCCGGCAACTCGTAATTTAATCACATTAGTAATCTGCCATTGCTTTTGATCAAGGGCTTTAGTAATACCAAGCCACTTATTTCTAAGCAAGGCAAATTCGTTAATGATTTTTTCAAAATCTACAACATCGCTTTCGCCGTCAACATATTTTTCAACATCTCGACTAGTTAATGCACGTTGATAGTTTTCAAGATACTTACGAAAATGCTGACTGCGAAGTCTGCGAAGTTCAATGTTTAAGTATTCTAAAATTGCTTCGATTTCTTGCAGTTGGTTAAACCTGTGTTCTACAACACCGGGCATACTTGCTGCATTCTTTTCGATGTTGCCGACAATTTTCACCTCAGTCCGAGCTGCTAGTAATTCCATTTCGTAAAAACTTACGGCGCCTGGAATGTTACTAATGTCTCTAGCAATATCAGTATACCAACCCATTATTATTACTCCTCGTCTTCGTAATAGTCATCGTCGGCATCGAGATCGTCTTCTGCGCCTTCACTATCTTCTAAGTAATATGCAACTGCTTGATCTAGATGCTCGTCATTTCCGGTTGCGCCTTGCAAGGCACGATCGCTAACACCAAAGTCTGCCAATAAATCAACATAACGTTCGGCTGCTACTTCTAGTTGTTTTTTATCAACGAATTGATTAAACAGCAACCAGATGTCTGCAATTTGTGTTTCATTCAACATTCTCGTCTATCTCCTCAGGAATGGTAGTTGTTTCAGTTTTGATATGAAATTTATTCATTATCATATCTAATTTATCATCTTTCCATTCTTTTCGGTAGAATTTGAATTCTTCACCTGTCTCTGGATCAATCCATGCAAGTCTATTACCAGACTGTTTTAGTAGACCTTGCTTTTCAAACATATCTACTAGACCTGAGTAAGGATTCATACCTGTTGAATACGGGATCTTAATTTGCAGTGTTTCAAACGGCTTACTATAGCGTGTCTTCATAATCTTGCACGAAGCTCGAATACCATTTACTTCAGTAACCTTGTTGCCGTCTTCGTCTTCTTTCAACTTCAACTTCTTCATAGCAACTACGATAGAGCTTGCGTAAACAAATCCTTGACCGCCGGAGATCTTGTCATCAGGATCAAACATATCTTGTGATGCGTATGTGTGATTTGTGCAAACCATTCCGACATTATGATTACCAAACATGTTTACACAGTTACGAACCAATGAGGTCAATGCTTTAGGTTTACGGCCCATGTCACCCTTCATGTCGCCAGCTTGAAACTGGTTAATGTCAGTAGGGGTAAGCAACATACCCAGTGAGTCTATGACAAACATGACTTTAGGACGATTTTCCATTACTTTATAATCTGTCATGAATTCATGAATCGTTTTAGCAACGTCATCAATCATGGCCATATTAAGTTTCAGCAACTTGTCTTCACTAGTATCAACGCCAAGGTCTTTCAACCATTGTTCGTCAAGTGCGTTTTCTGTATCGATTAGAATACAGTAGATACCTTGCTCTTGTGCGTTTTTAATAATGTTTCCAGAGCAGATATAGCTCTTACCAGCGCCTGACTCGCCAGCAAACACAGTAACCTTACCCAAAGGAATACCCTTGTTCCAGTCACCTGAGATTAGGTAGTTAAGCGCAAAATTACCTGTGCTAACCCAATCAGTCGGATCGTTAAACCCGATGCCTAGACCGTCAATTGACTTAGTCAAGGTCTTACGAAATTTCGATAAATCGAAGGCTTTTGTTGCCATATTATTTTTCTCCTAAATGATTGTAGGGGACCGAAGCCCCCTACGCTTATGCAATTACTTCTGACGATTGCGAATCATTGCCAAGATGTCTTGGGCACGGCTATCGCCGCCGCCTGTTGATTCTGGCGCTGCCTCAGCTACTGGGGCAGGTGCTGCCTTAGCTACTGTGGCTGGTTCGTCATCGTAGTCGCTCGCGGCTGGAGCTGCCTTTGGAGCGGGTGACTTTTGTGGGTCACCAGTATTCTGGCTCATGCCAGCTGGCTTGAAGTATTGACCCCAACGATCCATATCAAATGCTTCACCGTCGACTGACGCTTCAAACATTTCTTTCATGATCTTGAGTTCTACTTCTGTTGGCTTTTTAGGCAAGTAGTCTGACAAGTTATACAAGCCGTGCTGTTTAATAGCCGCTTGTTCTTCGTCACTCAATGGACGCTCACGACGTGCCCAACTAGATGTTGAGTAGTCTGCGTATCCGCCTTTGCTACCTTTCTTCATACGGTAGTCAATACCGTGAACGTAGTCAGTTGGCAAGTCTTCCAACTCTGGATCAACCAATGCGGCACGAATACTTGTAAAGATTTGTGGGCCGATGATGAATCGACGAATTGGATTTTCTGGACGCTGTTCTTCTTTTAGTCCGTCTTCTACAACGAAACCTTGGAAAATATACGAACGCTTTTTCCAATACTTACGACCCATGTCTTCAAGACTAGGATCCTTAAACCACGCACGAACCTCTGAGAGGATTGGGCAAGTGTCGCCATACATTTCTACGCATGGAACTTGAACGATTGTTGGTTTGGATTCTGTTTGACCCTTAATACCTGCGAAAGGTAGTTTGATCATTGCACGTTCTACCCAGAAGAACGTATTGTCTTGATTACCATCTGGAAGGAAGCGGAGTGATGCTTCTTGTCCTTCTTTGAGATTCCAGAACGGATAAATGGAATTGTCTCCACCTGTTCTGTTACCGTCGTTACCTTTATTACCTTCTGCTGCCTTAAGTTTTGCTCTGATTTCTGCTAAAGATGCCATAATTGTTCTCCTATTAATAGCCTTTGTTTTGCATTTCTGCGATTTTAATTGCCTAATATTGTTCTATGATCTACATAAAACAAAAAGCGCATACATGTTATTGTATACGCTTTTATTTATCTTTGCAAGAGATATCTTGCTTAAATCTGGTTTATTTTCACCATTTGTTCTTTGTAGGAAGTCCGGCAATTGAACGCATTGCATTCAATTCGTCAATAAATGCATGATCAACACGAGCAGCTCTACTTTCTTTGGCAACTGGCGGAACTACAGTTCCTCGACCAGCTCCGGCTGTGTTATTCATTGCTACTCCCGTTCTGGCTGCTGTAGCCGCAGTTTGATTAGCACCGAATTGTTTCTGAGCAGCTTGTGTAGCTGGACCCATAACTCCGTCAGCTTTGATCTTTGCACCCCTGGCAATTAAATCCTGTTGTATTTTCATAACTGCAGGATCTGGCTTAGCCATAACCTTTGGCTTAGCAACAGGTGCCGCTTGGGCCGCTTGTGCCGGTGCCGCTGCTTGAGCTGCGACCGCTGCATCTACCCCAGTTGCATCATCTTGTGCGCCACTAGCTACTGCTGCCTTTTGGGCGGCATCTTGTCGACCTTTATCTGCTAGTGCTTGAGTCGCTGGTTCAACAAATGTTTTGCCATCTTGGTCTGCAACTTTAACTGGATTGCCATTTTCGTCCGTTGACCAACCTGGCATCATATTACCTTCGTCATCATATGCGCCTGCTGTATCAGGAGCAGCTGGTGCTGCGGCTGGTGCTGCCTGGGCTGCTTGAGCAGGTGCTGCACCTGGAACTACTTCACCGGGTAATGGTTTTGGCATACGTGCCATAATTGCAGAGTCAGTGGCATCGGCACCGCCTAACCATTTTAACTGACTAGGTGTTAGTTTAGCCTTGGCTGCTGCGGTTGCATCTGGTGCAGGAGCAGGAGTTCCGCTAGTTACTGCGGCGCCAGTTCCTGTTTTTAGAACGCCGCCGCTACCTGTTTGAACAGCATTTGCAGGTGCGTTCATAGTAACACCGTTAACTGTTTGAGTTTGTGGTGAACTACCGTCTGCAGGCAGTGTAACTTTTTCAGACAATGCTTGATTGAATTTTTGATCTACCAAGTCAATATAATCGCGTAATGTTTTCATGTTATTTTCCAAAGTTAATTTTGTCCATGATATTTTTCATGGTTTCATTTTGTGATAGTTGTTTAGCTGACACAGGAGGAGCGTTAGCGTCATCTGTAGGAACAGTAGGCGCTGCCTTGACAGCGTTTCCGCCGATACCCTTCATCATTCCGCCCATGCCTGCATCTTGCGGCATTTTAGACATTATGCTTTTCATCATATCTTGCGGGTTCATCTGCCCGCCTGGGAACTGAACATTTTGATTAGGCACTTGATTTGCAGCTTTGCCAATCTTACCTTGGATTTTCTGGAACATGTCTTGTGGGTTTGAAAAATCAAACTCGTCTTCAGTATCATTATCGCCAATTGCAGGTAGTTTAAATTTCATACCTTTTGCCGCTGCCATTGCATCATCGTAGCTTGCCGGTTTACCATTAACTGTGCCAGTTGATGTATTGTTTACTTTAGCACCAGGCATTGATTTAATTTGATTAAACATCGAATTAAAATCGCCGTTGCCGCCTTGCATGCCTTTCATCATACCAGCAAAATCTGGCATTTCTTCGTCTACATGGTGATCATGACTGGCATGATTAACACCTGCTAAACGTAATACATCGTTCTGCTCATGGCCGCCTTGGCCTGGATCAACTTTATCAATAAAGCTAAACATCTTTTGCAGTAGTTGTGGATCAGCATCTGGGAATTGCTTTTCTAATTTGATCTTAGCACGTTCTCCGCCAATAGTAAAGTTACGTTCTTCTCTATTCCAAAAACCACTTAAAAACTTTTGCATCTCTTCAGGTGTAGACCCATTACTTTCAAAGCCACATTCCATCGGAGTCATACCGCATTCTTCAATTGCATCGTGCAACGTCATAGTCTTGCCGCCGGCTGTGAATACAGTATCAAGTCCTGCTCCAGCTTTTGCTGCTTTTGCAATAGCTGCTTTTAATCCGCGATTGCGCAGTGCTTGAACTCTATCAATAGGGTTTTTTGCAGGTTTCTTAAAGCGAGGCTCGTCATCGGAAGTATCCCACGGTGGGTCTGTATCGTCATGACCTTCTGCAACCGGTGTCGCTTCTTCTTCTCTATAAACGCCGTCTACTTTCTCTTTTGAAGCGCCACCTGTTACTTTAACTAGTGCAGTTAGTAAATCGTTAAATTTTAAAGTTTCATCAACGAGAGCATATGGCACAATAGTATCACTACCTAACACTAGATCGGCATCATCAAAATACAGTTTTGTTTCTGTTGGCAATCCTGCTTCTTTCTTTAGCCATCTAGTGATTTTACTCTGGTCTCTAAACTTTCTATAAAATTTAGTAACATTATATCCGTGGGCACTGCCTTCTGTAACTTGACCTTCAGCAACTGGAGCAGGTGCTGGTTGTTCTTCGGGCGCTGCCGGAGCTGCTGCCATTGGTGCTTCAGGAGCAACTGGTGCTTCGGGAGCTGCTGCAACTGCTGGGCTTGCAGGAGCTTCTGCGCCAGATGCTTGATCTCCGTCACCGTTGAAGTCAACTTTTTGTGCAATGTCAGTGCCATTTGCTTGATCATAATCTGTCAAGAATGCCTGGATAACTGCTGTAACATCTAAGTCACTATCGATATCTTTTAGCTGACCTGCTAGTTGCTCATCGTCAATAATACCTTTAAGCGTTTGGATTGCATTTAATCCATCGCCGCCGTTGTCTAGTTCACCGCTTTTAAAGATACCATTTAAGTCTGCAATTGCTTTCTGTTGAACAGCATCGTTGTCGCTAAACAAACGATTAGGTTCGTTTTCTTCTTCTGATACAACTTGGTTAAAGAATTCTTCCAATTCTTGTTCTGCATCATCGGCAGTATAACCTTCAGTTGCTTCGTCTTCAATTGCAACTTCTTCTTCTGTTTCGCTTAACAAATCATCAAACCCGAGTTCCTTCACTGGCAACTCAATACCATCTACTAGTTTGTAGATGTATGGAAATACTGATTTTAATTCTTCGTTGAATGTGCGGATTGTTAAACGATCAACCCAGTCTGTCATTACATCCTCAGGAATCATCTGCTCTTCGTGAGCTTCAAATGATTCTGCAAATTCTTTGTAATATGTAGGGCGTTGTAGCTTGTGGATTGTTTCTTTAATTTGATCAATACGTTCCATTACTTTGCTAGTAATGTCGCCCATTGCTTCTGATAGCTGTTCTTGGCGGCCAACGTAATTTTTAAACTTACGCAGGCTTGCTAATTCTTCGCTTAGACCAATAACATGTTGACCGATTGAATCATACGGATTGCCGCCTGCTTTAATATGTTCTGCTAATGCACGAGCACCGTTGATACTCTTAAATGGGAATTTAAAACGCTCACCGCCTGCATTTTCAATATAGATGCTTTCGATGTGCATTGTTCGGCCAGCAGCTAATTCAGTATTAACAGGTTGACTATGTTTAATAATCAATCTAGCTTCGCCTAGATCCTGGTAACTGACTTTTGCAGTTCCAAATAGCTTACTTTCCATCATGTTACCTTCTCCACTTTTTGCTTGGAACTCGTAGTCCCTTTTATCTAAATTACTTTTGCCCATATTTACAGCATCAAATTTTAATAGTCTATCTTTAGCAAATTGTCTAAAAGATCTAATCCACTTATATGCATTATGGCTTGTGTCCGCGCCGTTATCATTTGTAAGATCACCACTCATTTGAACTACTAGACCGTCATCCTGGTCTAGTGTCATGGTAATTGTTCCAAGGGGGTTGCCGCCCTCAGAATATTCAAATTCGAAGAATCTAGCTTGGGGAACTTGTTCCTTTTTGCTTAATACTTTACTTGCACCGTCACCGATTTTAATCGATGGGAAGCGTGTTTGAATCTTTCCGTAGAGTTCTTTGGCGATGTTATCTAAATTTGCGTCCATAGTATATTTATCAGATGTTTGAGGAAACAAATATAGGCAATGGCGGCTCCCAATCCTCTTCGAATCCCTCTTTGCTACTTAGGACTTCCATTACTCGGGGATCCCAATCAGCTAAAATTGTGCTCATTCTAACCACTAACAATAGNGCAGACACTAGGTCGTCTGTTTGGCCGGTTTTTGCTTTAAAACTAGTGCCGGCGGCGATAAATGTCTTTAACTCACTTAGCAATGCACGGCTATTGATAGTAATCTTGTCAGTTTCAACAAGAAATTTAATTCGAGCACAAGCAGAAATTTTGCTGCCAAAAGTGGTATTAAAGCCCTTACGGAACTTACGCACATGGCCTTTTCTGCCGGGCTCACTTACAAATAATCCCGGAAAAGTTTCTTCGCCCATGTCAGCGATAACAACTAAACCTGCCTCGCCCACTGTGTTATTTTCTAATGACCAGTAAATGTTGTTAGTATTTTCTTGGCCGATTTCGTCTTGGAGATAGCGTAAAATATCACGCATAATCTTAATTTGACCTTGAATTGCAGTGATGTTATGTTGCCACTCTGCTACTTGAATCATTGTAGGTAATTCAAAAACTTGGATAGCAGCATAGTCGCCACCTGTGCCTAAACTAGGATCTAAACTTACAAGATATAAATTATCCGAGGTTGGCTTCTTATACCAACGCACTTGCCCCATACGACTAATTGGCTCTTTTCCGACTAACTCGCTTAATTTAATACTGTTAATGAG